AAGTTTTTTTAATTGATTTATTATGGCAAATTTAATTACTCTTGCAGATTATAAACAGATTGAAGGACTTACTAACCCTAAGGACGACTTTCGTATAAATCAGCTTATTGATTCTGTGAGTCAATTAGTAAAAACTTATTGTGGAAATAGTATTGTAGATTTTTACACTACTAATAAAGTAGAAACTTTTAATATGGACTGGAACACTCATATTGTACAACTTACAGAGTCTCCAGTAAATACTATTGTTTCTGTAGAAAAAAGAGATTCCGTTACGGAAAGTTACACCACCGTGCCAACTACAGACTATTATCTTGATGCAACGACGGATAGTGTACTGTACGTAACGGGATCTGCCTATAAAAACTGGCCTCGTGGTGCGGGGTCGGTAAAAGTTACATACAAAGCAGGATATTCAGTATGTCCTACTGATTTAAGACTTGCAGTAGTAGATTTAATTAAGTACTATATGAAAGATGAGCACACTCAGCGACGGACTATTTCTGGCGCTACTATTGAGAATCAAGGCACCGGAGAGGGGCGAGGCTTTCCAGATCACATTAAACGTGTTTTGGACATGTATAAAAACTTTTAATGTCTAACAGTGCTTTAGCAAAAATAGCAAAAAGGTCTCTTGATAGAGTCGAAAAGCAACTAAGAGAGGTTGTAGAAGACTATGAAGGTCAAATTTTTATTTGGGATGTGCAAAGCTTTAAAGAGTTAATTAGCTCTTTTGTACAAGATGATACAATTACAAAAACTTTAGTAGACATGTATCGTACCAAATTAAAAGCAGCAGACTCTGCTATGTTAAAGATTAAGAGGCATAGAGCACGATTAATAAATACAAAAGCAGATGTTAAAAAGTACAAAATAGAAAATTATGATCCTAAAAGGCATGAAATATTTGCTGTGAGAAGCTATGGTACTGTTGAGCGAATAAAAAGATATATTGGAACACAGTACACTCAACTTACGGGAAGAAACTCTAAAGAAATAACAGGTAGAGTAGATAGAGGAGACAAGCTCTCTGACGTAACGGGCGAGCAGATAGGACACGGAGAATACGGTAGTGCTGTAAGTACTACTAAAGCTGCTATGGCGGAAGCAGTCTTAGGGACAAAAACTGCAAAAAAAGTAGGCTCTCGTCCAGAAAACATAGAGTTGTACACTCGCCTGCAAAGTCGTATAGTGTCATATAAAAAAAGCATGGGAATAAATATGGAATTAAACCATGTGCAAGAAGTAACTTCAAGAGGGGGGATAAGAAAAACTTATACCCCTATTCTATCGTCTCAAAATGCTCAAGAAAACTTACTAGAAGGCCAGGACGAAAGAAAAGCGCTGCAAAAATTAAGAAAAGACCTAAGAAAAGACTATCAAGACATTGTAAATTTACAAGGTTCAGAAACCCTATTAGAAGCAGTAGAAGCAGTTCAACTAGAAAATATTATACCTAAAGGTAAAAATACTTATTACAAGGGCAAAGCAAAGCCTAGAAAAACAGTAAAAAATAAAGGAAAGGGTAAGGCTAAGAGTACAAAGCGTCAAAATAAAGTAGTACCTGTAATTACAGGAGCTGGAGTACCCAATCTTCATAAAGTTAATCCTTCTAGGAATCCTCGTAGTGGGGGCTCTTTAATTAGTTTAATTGGTATAATAAATGAGTCTTTGCCTCAGATTGTAGCAAAAAATATGAAAGACCCAAGACTTGTAAATCGAACAGGAAGATTCGCAGAGTCTGCCAGGATTACTGATATAATAAAAACGCCTCAAGGATTTCCTAGCGTTGGATATACTTATCAGAAAAATCCTTATCAAACTTTTGAAACCGGAAATAGACAGGGGTCCCCTGATAAAGACCCTAGACGATTGATAGATTTTTCTATTAGAGAGATAGCAGCAAAACACGCAATAGGACGTTTTTATACTAGGAGAGTCTAATGACAACAGATATTAATCGAGGATACTCTACTAGACGGCTAGGTATTACTAATGCACTGGTTGAAAAGTTAAAAGAAATTGATGGAAACGGCGAGTTTAACACAGACATGTACGGAAACGTACACCCTAGGCTAAAGTTTTGGGACGAAGTAAATGAGTTTCCTTCTATACATTTAAATGCAGGTAGTGAAAGTAGAATTTACCAAGCAGGAGGATACAAAGATAGATTTCTTTCCGTTACTGTTCGAGTATACGTTCAGGCAGAAGATTCGGTAGAGGCTTTAGAAGAGCTTCTTGAGGATATAGAAACAGTTATAGAGACAAACTCTCGTTTAGAATATGAAGATAGACGAGGAGTTACTCATTACACACATCAAATTAGTATTATTAGCATTGATACTGATGAAGGAGTATTGGAACCGCTAGGTGTAGGAGAAATTCTTCTGGAGGTTCGTTACTAGAAACGGCTGGCAAGAACAAACGTTCACGTCCTAGTCCTTTCAATATACATAGGAGATAAACTATGGCAGATACATTATATTTTAGTCGCGATACTCAGGTATTCGTTAAGATAGGCAGTGCAGTATGGACAATGCCTGTTCTTGATGGATTCTCTTTCTCGCAAGCAACAAATGCGTCAGAAATTACTCTGAACGAAATGTCAGACACCTCAGGCAATAGCCGACGTGCACGACAAATGTTTACTGATTCTTATGCACCGGCTGAGTGGAGTTTTTCTACTTACGCACGTCCCTTTAAATCAGTAGGGACTACAGACCCTGTAACTCAAGGTGTTGCCGATAGTGCTGTGAAGCATCACGCAGTAGAAGAAGTCTTATGGGCAATGATGGTAGGAGATGCAGCTTATGCATCAAATACTTTTACAGGCTTTACTGCAGACGGCGATGATCTTGATATCACTTTTGCAAACTCAAATAAAACAAGTCTAGGAAAAGCAGATATTTTCTTTGTAATGGGCGGCGCTCGTGGAGGCACAAAAACTACTTACAAAATTGCAGACTGTTGTGTAAACGAAGCTTCTTTAGACTTTGATATTGATGGAATTGCTACTATCAACTGGTCGGGTTTTGGTACAATAATTACAGAAGATACGGCTCCATCACCTACAATTTATGAAGGTACGGCTTCTAGTGATACAAGTAATTTTATACGTAATCGTCTTACTAGTCTAGCTATAAGCACTACAGACGACCACTTGTTAGCTACTGGAGAGACTGCGGATAGTGACTCAGCTCGAGAAGACTATGACTTAGTTTTAACCGGAGGAAATGTAACTATTTCAAATAATATTACATTTTTAACTCCAGAAACTTTAGGAGTTGTTAATCAGCCTCTTGGTCATGTAACGGGAACTCGATCTGTATCAGGTAACTTTACTTGCTACTTAAATGCTGAAGCAGACTCAAGCGCTGATTTGTTTGAGCGTCTAATTGAAGATACAGATACCATTGTTAATAATTTTACTTTGTTATTTAAAGTAGGGGGAGGCGCAACTCCTCGTATTGAGTTAAACATGGCGCAATGTCACTTAGAAGTACCTACTCACTCAATTGATGATGTTATCTCGCTGGAAACTAACTTCCATGCGTTGCCTAGCACAATTAGTTCAACAGACGAACTAACTATTAAGTACGTCGGAGAATAATAATAAAGATTATTCTTTAAGGGGCTCCGGCCCCTTTTTTCGTTACCTCTTAAAAATAAATCTTGACATCTCACCTCCCATAACCTATAATTACAAGATATAAATTTACACTCTCAAAGGATAAAAAATGAGCGATTCACCTATTTCTTTATCGAGTCTGATGACTCCAAGTAAAACTGTTTCTATTGACTTTCCTGGTTATAAAGACATGAAAGTATCTCTGTGCTATCTGGCTCGAGAAGAACTTCTTAAACTGCGTAAAAAATGTGTATCTACAAAGTTTGATAAAAAAACTCGTCAACCAGAAGAAGTACTAGATGAAGAAAAGTTTTTAGTAGAGTACTGTAAGGCAGTAATTAAAACATGGTCGGGCTTGAAGTTTTCATACCTAGAAGAGCTTCTTTTGGTAGATGTCTCGGCTTACGACCCTGAAGATGAACTTCCTTACACACAAGAAAACGCAGAGCTTTTGATGAAAAATTCAAACGTATTCGATACGTGGGTTACCGAAACCGTAGGTGATCTTGAAAATTTTACTGGGAGCAAGTAGGGCAAATCCACTCCCTACTAAAGCGATACGTAAAGGAAGCAGATAGTACCTTCAACGTGGAGAAGTACTTACGTCTTTGCGAACAATTAGGGGAAGAACCAGATCCTGCCAAAATGCCGCTCGAGCCTTCTGATTTTCCAGAAGAAGTTCAAGTGGCATTTTTTATGTTCGGCTTATTACCAGATCACTGGGAAGGAATGAGTGGGACATATATGGGAAAGTATTGGGACGGGCTGGACTACTTTTTTAAAGTATACGAAGTTGAAAAACCTAAAGAAATACTATATTTTATGAAGCTTTATGAAGGAACTATAATTTCATACAGAGCAGAAAAAGCAGAACAAAAGCGTAAAGCAGACGAAAGAAAGTCAAAAAGCGGTGGAAAAAACTACACCCACAATGTGAAAGGCTAATGGCAAATAAAATTACAATTGATATTGAAGTCAATGGCAAGATGCAAAAAGCCACTGTGTCTGCTAAAAAATTAAAAGACGCATTAAATGAGACTAGTAGGTCTGCAAAAGAAACAGAGCGAAATACTAAAGGTTTAGCGCAGACTGCTTCTGCTGGAGGTAAAAACTTTTCTAAAATGGCTTCAGGTATTTCCGGAGGTCTTGTACCAGCATATGCTGCGCTTGCTGCAAACGTGTTTGCTTTAACAGCTGCGTTTAATTTTTTAAAGAGCTCTTCTCAAGTAGCTTTGTTAGAAAGATCTCAAGTTGCTTATGCTTCAAATACTGGAGTAGCCTTAGACAGGCTGACAGGGTCTCTAAGAGAGGCTTCAAAAGGAATGTTAGATTTTCAAGCTGCTGCGCAAGCGTCTGCCATTGGGCTCGCAAAAGGCTTTTCTTCCTCTCAAATGGATTCAATAGCGGAAGGCGCATTAAAAGTTTCTAATGCCTTGGGTAGAGACTTTACTGATTCTTTTGATAGGCTCGTAAGAGGTATTTCAAAAGCAGAACCAGAATTACTAGACGAATTAGGCATAACTTTACGTCTAGAAACAGCTACCAAAAACTACGCCGCGGCTTTAGGAAAGTCTGCAAAAGAACTTACTGCCGCAGAAAGGTCGCAGGCGGTGTATTTAGAAACAATGAAACAATTAGAAGACGTTACTGCAGGCGCGGATGCAGAAGCAAATCCCTTTGTACAGTTGGGAGTTACAATGTCTGACTTAGTAAAAAATATAATGCAGTTTCTTCTTCCTGCATTTGAAGCACTGGCTAAATTTATTAATAGCAATGCTGTTGCAGCACTAGGGTTTTTTGCTCTTCTAGGCGCAAGCGTGCTTAAAAGTATGCCTTTTGTAGAAAAATTAACTGGCTCTTTTAAAGAGTTTGCTTCTGCCCAAAAAACCGCATTAGCAGACAGTAGAAAAGAGCTAGAAAGCTACCGTCAAAAACTACAGCAGGTAAAAAATACTGCAGAGCAAAGTAAAGCTATGGGGGCTGCTCAAGTAAAATCGGGTGCACAGGGAGCAATATCTGCCGGTGCACAGTCTCCTGTACTTATGAGGGCTGCCCTAGGCACAATGAAGGGAGCAGACCAAGCAAACCTTAAAAAAGCGTTAAAGTCTGCAGAAGCTCAATATACTAAATCAGGAGCAATTACAAAAGGAATATTTAAAGGGGTTTCAATAGATGTAGTAAGAAGTATGTCTGGAGGCTTTAAGCAAATAGAAGCTGCAAATTTAAAAACAACTAAAACTATCGGTACTAGGTTTAAAATAATTGGAATGCAAGCAAAGGCTGCTGGTATGCGTATTCGTACTGCTTTTACTTCGGCGTTTGCAAAGGCAGGAAAAGCAGTAAATGGCTTTGGTAAAGCAATGAATCTAGCTATGAAAGCAACAGTTATTCTTGGGCTTATTCAAATGATTTATGATTTGGTAGTGTCTATAGCAACTGCTCCCCATACAATACTAAAAAATGTTATAGGAATAGGAACGGGCGCAGTAGGAATTTTACAAAGTATAGCTAATACTGTTATTGATGTGATAAATTATATTATTAATCAAGTAAATAGACTGCCGGGGATAGAAATTGCAACTTTAAACTATAAAACTTTTGGAGATGACTTCAAAAAAGATATGGACACTTTTCTAGAAACAAGCGAGTTTGCTTTAAATCTTAAAAAAAGAGAAGAAAAAATGAAAACTCGACAAACAGAATTAGACACTATAAAAGCAATAAAGGAAGAGTTGCCCGAAGTAGAAAAAGCTATTTCAAAAATTATGCAGGGTAAGTTATTTGACCCCGATGATAAAGATTTTGCTAAGAATACTCAAAAAAGAATGGAAGCAACCGCCAAAGCAATGTCTTCTTTAGGGATAGAAGGACTTTTCGCGGATGCTTTAACAATTAAAGATCCAGCACGACAGAAAAAAGCAATTAAAGCTATAGGAGACGGGCTCGCAGATGATTTAGAAAAACTTTCTCCCAAGTTTGCGGCGGCGGTTCGTGCAGGAGATGCACAGCTGGTAGGTTCTATGGTTGCTAATGCAGGGGCATTTACAGCAAACATTGCAGAAGTAGAAGACCAAATAGCAAGTATGTCAACTACTTTATCTGGAAAAGGAGCCGAAGGCACTCGCGTATTTTTAGAAATGTTAATGAAAACCGGTAACGCCGCCGTGCTAGCAGGAAGCAAAATAGGCTTAACTACTGATGTAGTAGACCAGTTAAACGCTGCTTTTGAAAATAAAGGAGGTATTGATTCTTACATAGCTTCTTTACGACAAGTAGAGCAAAAAACTCAAGAAATTGCCCAAAATCGACACTTGATAGGGCTAGACACTATAGGCACTTCCAGGCAGTCCGGAGCTTTAGCATCACAAACGGGGCTACAAAGAACCTCTGACTCCGCCGAATTAAACTTACAAGAAAAAAGAAATAATTTACAAAAAATATACAATGAAAACAGGGCATTAATGGATACAACGCAAAAAGTAGAACATGACAACAGAGTAGCAGAGGCAATAAGAGAAATAGAATTAGCAGAGAAAAAAGCAGAAGTAGCTAAAGTAAATGCTACAGAGCTTGGACAACTCGGACAAGCTATAGGAGACTCTCTTACCTCAAGCATGCAAAGCGCATTTGATGGCCTTATACAAGGTACTATGACTGCAAAAGAAGCGTTCGCAAGTATGGCAACAAGCATGCTTCAAAGTATTGCCAAAGTTATTGCAGAACTACTCACAGCTAAACTATTGACTGCAGCTCTTGGCGGAAGCAGCTTTGGAAGCTTTTTAGGTATACCTGCAGGCAAAACAGGAGGAGTTTTTTCAAACGGAGGAAAGGTCTCTGGGTACGCAACAGGCGGGGTCGCAAAAGGACCTGGCTCGGGTTATCCTGCTATTCTTCATGGTACAGAAGCAGTAGTACCGCTTCCGAACGGTAAATCAATTCCTGTTGACATGAAAAATGCAGGACAAAACAATAATGTTACTGTAAATGTTTCTATGAATGGACAGGGAGGGGCACAGCAAAATACACAATCCGACGGGTCTCAAGGAGCTAACTTAGGCGCTGCAATTGCTGCTGCAGTACAAAAAGAGCTACATAACCAGAAGCGTGCAGGCGGAATACTTAATCCGATGGGAGCATCCTAATGTCAACCTTTAGTTTTACAATATCTGCTCCAGAGGTAAATACCTTAAAAAATACTAATGGGCTATCCGCGTTTGAAGCAACTGCTGATCGAGGAATGTCGCGTTCTTCAAAGCATCGTGTTCTTACTGCAAAGTTTGGCGATGGGTATGAGCAAAGAGTTCTTGACGGTATAAATACAAAAGACGACGCTTTCAATTTATCTTTTAATAATCGTACTGCTGAAGATATAAATTTAATTGCTGCTTTTTTTGACAGTAAAGCCGCAAAAAACTTTGATTTTACAGTAACAGATACTTTTACTGGGGGTAATCTTTCTAATACAACAATGAAAGTTGTTTGTGATACTTATAATATAAACTATATTAGAGAAAATTTTCACTCTCTTACTTGCACACTACGAAGAGTTTATGAACCATGAGCGATATAATTGATACAGTTCAACTACAAGAAACAGACGATGCTTTAATAACTTTATTTGAGGTAACGTTGCCGAGCACAGGTACGGTCGTGTATCTTGTAGACGGAATGGATAATGGGGAAAATAATATTTACTTCCCCGAAAAACAACTAAACAATTCTTCTACATACACTTTACAAGAGTATGTAGCAATACCAATAGATGTGGAAGGAGTAGAGTTTAATTCATCAGGTTCTTCAAACAGACCTACTTTAAGGCTAGCAAATATTCCGGTTCTTTCAAGGACAGTAGCAAATAATGAAGACGGAGTAGAAGACGAATACGATATACTAGATATTCTAGCCGAAGAAGGAATTGTTAAAAATGAGGATCTACTCACAGCAAAAGTTGTTATAAGACGAACCTTATTTAAAAAAACCTATACTGAGTCCGATGCCCCTGCGGTAGCTAATGCTCCTGTTGAGTTTCCTACTCAAATTTTTTATATTGACAGAGTAAGCTCAGAAAGTAATGTACTAGTTGAATTTGAGCTTGCTACAGCTATGGATATAGAAACTGTAAAGCTGCCCGGTAGAGTTATAAATGGTAGATACTGTCCTTGGAAATACCAAGGGTATCACACTCCTGTAACTGTTGATGATGCAATTGTTCCTTTAAAAGAAGGGGGCTGTACTTGGCCAATAAATAGCAAAGGTAGGTTTTTTGATGAGCATGATAATGTTATAACTCGAGATATCACAACTATAGCACTTTGGGAATCTAGTAGCACGTTCGCTGTAGGAGCAAAAGTAAAAACAATTACTAATGGGCATACGGAAATATGGGAGGCTTTAAGAGCGGTACCTTCAAATAAAAATCCTAAAAATCAAAAAGTTTATTGGAAAAGATTGGATGTTTGCGGAAAAACGTTAAATTCTTGTAAAATACGATTCCAAGGAAACAATACGACTGATGCTTTATTGACCACATTTACATTACCTTTTGGAGGCTTCCCGGGCTCGAAGCAGTTTAGATGATAGAACAAATTAAAGAACATTTTGAAAGTGAATACCCAAAAGAAGGTTGCGGTATTATAGGAATAGTAAAAGGTAAGAAACAATGGTTTCCCTGCGAAAACATTGCTGAAAACAATGATGACTTTATTATGTCTTCAGAAGATTGGTTTAAAGTAAAAAAGCACGCAGATATTTTAGCTATAGTTCACAATCATACAAACAATGATAATACTCCTAGTGAGAATGATATTAATAATTGTAATGCTTTAGGAATACCTTATTACATTTTTAGTTATCCAGACTTAGAATTAAATATAGTAGAGCCTAAAGAAAACTTTAACCCTTTACTTGGTAGAGAGTACTCTTTTGGAACTTCTGATTGTTTTGAAGCAATGAGAGACTGGTTAGAAGCTGAAGGCATTAAAATACCAAAAAGAGCTGCTTTTGAAGACGACTGGTGGTTAAAAGGATTAGACTACTTTACGGAAGAAGTAGTAAAAGAATGGGGGTTCAAAAAAGTAACTTCACCCCAAAAAAACGATCTATTAGTTTTTGCAGTAGAAAGTCCCGTAGGAAACCACTGCGGAGTTTATTTAGGAAATGATGTGTTTTTTCATCACGCAGTAAACAGATTGTCTTGCAGAGAGTCTCTATACCCTTTCTGGGCAAGACACATTATAGGAATATATCGGCATGAATCGTAAAGTTTATTTAGAAGGAGAACTTGGAAATAAGTTTGGAAAAGAATTCACTATGAATGCTAAGTCTTTTTCAGATGTGTTTCGCTGCCTAGAATGTAACTACCCTGAAATTCGACAATACTTAATAGAATGTGAAGAGAATAATATAGGGTTTGTGTGTGAAGTTGCAGGAACCCCTTTAAACTCTGAGGCAGAGCTTTTACTTCAATACAATGAAGGAGATATGGTAGTTACTCCACTACCTGCAGGATCAAAAAGTGGAGGAGCCAAGATACTGGCTGCTATAGCTATAACTATGCTTACAGCAGGTGCTGCTGCAGCTCTAATGCCTAATACAATGGCGGCAGTGGGGGCTGCAGCAACCGGAGTTCCTACATATTCAACGGGTTTTATGAGCGCTTTTAGTAGTGGCGCAAACTTTGGAGCGGCGTTAGGGGCAGCTTCGCAAAGTCTTGCAGGATTGACAGCCCTAGGAGTGGCCGTAAACCTAGCTATGACAGGTGTAAACCAGATAATGGCACCGGATCCTAGTGTAGATAACGATCAGGATGAAAGTTATCTGTTTCAAGGAACAGGACAAACTCTTATAGAAGGAGATCCGGTACCTGTACTATACGGTCAATTAAGAGTTCCGGGAAGGCCAATTAGTACTCAAGTACGGGGCGAAAAACTAACGTTTATGGATTACGGCATAAACCCAATTACATCAGATGACCCTAGTACTGGAGGTACTCCAGCTATTACAGGAATAACAACGCCTGCCTCTATAGCTGAAGGGTCTTCTGCTAATATAACAGTTACCACTTCAAATATAGCTCAAGGCACTACTCTTTATTGGACTATAATTCCTAAGTCAGACGGGTTAGATATAGAAAATGATTTTGTAGAGAATACGGACTCTTTTACTGTTTCTAGTAATAATAATGGATCTTTTTCTATACGGCCTGCGTCAGATACCTTATCAGAAACTACAGAGTCTTTTGCTTTAGAAGTATTCGGTGGGGGAACAGGCACGCCTAAGGAATCTGCTACTATAAATATTATAGATTCTACTACAGGAGGAAGTACTCCAGACCCTGATAAAGAAATTTCTTCAATATCCAGTAATGTTACAAATGTAGATGAGGGCAGCCTTGTAACATTTACAATTACTACTTCAGGACTATCGGACGGTACTCGACTAAATTACTATGTTAGTCAAGCTGCTACTTATGGAGAAGTTTCTTCAGACTTTAGTGCGTATAGAGGCGAAGTAGCAATAGGAAATAACATAGGTTATGTATTTATTACTCCAGACGCAGATTTAACGACAGAAGGCTCTGAGCAATTTAAGTTGATAGTAGAGGGGGAAGATGTAGAGTCTAAAGTGTCTTCGTTAATTACTGTTAATGACACCTCTCTTACCCCATCAGAAACCCCCGATACCCCCGAAAGTAACCCAGATGGAGAGCAAGATGACGATAGAGCAGACCAAGAAGAGCAGGCGCCTTCGCCTGGAGGCGGTAGGCTCCCAAGCCCAACCCCGGATCCTCCCAGCCCACACTAAGCTGAGATACTTAATAGAGAGAAAAAATTATGGCTAAGACAGGCTTTATTGCCCAAAATGTAAATGTAGTAGATGTTATTTCCGAAGGCCCTATACACGGTTTAGTCGGAGGGCTCTCAGGTGTCTATTTAGATGATGTACCTGTAGAAGAAGCACGTTTTAGTGCTACTACAGGTTCTCAAGAGGATAACGCTCCTGTAACCGCAACAATAACTTTCGATGGTAGTTATACAGGTACTGTTTCAGAGAACGTTGATTTATCTGGGGCAGAAGTAGGAAATATTTCAAGTATAACTTTGTTTGACTATTATACTACCGAAGTAACCCTTACAAATATTTCAGAAGTAGATGAAACTACTACAGCAACAATAAGCACTGCTCCACGATCTGTTTGGACAGACGATTGGGAGTCGGGCCCTAAAGGTCAAGGGGCGGGCATAAACCAAGCGTTTTTACTTAAAGACGATGTTTTTGTATTAGGAAGCTTTTCTATAGCAAATGGAAAAACTGGCAATTTTATTGTTATATCTGATTATGTTTTAGAAGAGGGAGAAACTTATACTTTAGTTATATGGCAGACTAGAACAATAACTTCTATTGATGGAAATTCAAATACAATACTACTACGAAGCGGATACCAAGGCAGCGGTATTCCTCCAAGGTCTGGTACTTATAATTTTATATTAAATGGTTCCGTGCTCTATGATGAGGAGGGTTCTACTGTTAATTTATACAGTAACGTTAAAAAAATTGATAAACTAAACGTTGATTTTCGTAGAGGTGAAATCAATCAGCTGCCTGTATCCTCTGTAGGAGGAGTAGGGGGATCTGTAGGAGTAAACGGAAATACACAACTTATTAATGGCCCTTCTGAGTTAAAAATGATAGATGAGGCTTTGGCTTCAAATTTAGGGTTTACTTTATTCGACATTGATGCACTTCCTAATACAGATCCGGATAGTAAAGACTACCCAGGTAATCCAGATAAAAGCACTCTAGCTACCACTGCTACCCTTCTTCCTGCGGCTTCTTTTGGGCTAGATACAGGTGCAAAGATTAGAGAAGTAGACGAGATTATATTTTCTATTAAGTATAATGCACTACAAACTTTAAATTTGAACGGAGGAGATAAAGAAACTGCTTATGCCTTTTATCAAATGCATATACGATTTGAGCAAAACAATGCTTTTGGGCCTTGGTATAAGCTTTTTGGTAATTCTGATAGTCTAATTCGTCACCGAGGAAATACTAGTGCTTCCGTAGAGTTTGATCATGTTGTAAATGTAGACGCGTATAGAAAAACTGTAGGTCAATTTACAGATTTTCAAGTTAGAATATGCAGAGTTACCCGACACATAGGAATGGGAGTTACTAGTACGGGAAGCAAATTAAGTAAGCATACTGATAAGAAAAAATGGCAGGTTCAAGCATCTGCATCAGTTTCTAGAATGAGTGCTACAATTAAAGATTATTTTAATTATCCTTATAGCTCTCTAGCTTCTTTAAGTTTTTCTTCTCGACAGTTTGATGGAATCCCAAAAAGAAGCTATTTACTTAAAGGTAAATTAGTAAAAGTTCCTACTACATACATCCCTCGGGAGTACTCTAATACAGGAATTGCAAAGTATCAAGGATTTTGGGACGGAAACTTTAGAACAACTCCTATGTACACAGATAATCCTGCTTGGGTTTTTTATGACATAGTAACAAATAATCGTTACGGAGCCGGTAAATGGATTAAAGAAGAAGATATAGATAAATACGCTTTGTATAGAATTGCAAGATATTGTGATGAACTTGTAGAAGATGGCAGTGAGTATACTTCTTCTACTCCGTTAAAAATTGGAGAGTTCTACAAAATCAAAGTAACGGGTTCTATGAACTGGAGCTCTGTAGGTGCATCTAGTAATGCTGTAGGCACTATTTTTCAAGCTACAAGCCCTACCCTTACTACTGTCCATGCCAAAGCATGTAGAGTTGAGCCTCGGTTTCGTGCGAATATATTCTTAACAAAAGCTACTGAAGCGTATAAAGTATTAAAAGACTTTGCCACTGTATTTTTAGGAATTCTGTACGCACAAGATAGTAAAATTACTGCTGTACAAGATGCTCCACAAGACCCTGTTTATAGCTTTACTAAAGGTAATGTTCTTGATGGAGCTTTTACCTACGAGTCTACTGGTGCGAGAACTCGAACTAATCAATGTGTAGTTACATGGAATGACCCTACAATTAATTATGAGCCCGTGCCTTTAGTAGTTGAAGACAGAGAAAGCATTGTTAGAACGGGTAGAATTATCTCAGAAAATGTAGTAGCTTTTGGAGCGACTTCAGAAAGTCAAGCAATACGCTATGGTAAGTGGAAGCTTTGGACTGCTCAAAATCAAACTGAAATAGTGTCTTTCAAAACTTCTCTTGCTGCCTATTACATTAAGCCTGGAGATGTTATTAATGTTCAAGATGCGGATAGATTTGGGGTATCTTACAGCGGCCGCACGTCTTCTGCAACTTCAACCACTCTTACATTTGATAGAAACGTTTCTTTTAACTCTGGCTCTGTGTATGAGTTGAGTACTCTTGTAACAGCAGCTGCAGCTTTAAATAGCTCTAGCTCTAGTGTAACTATTAACGACACAAACGGAAACGGAACTACTTACGCTCAAGGAGAGAAAATTGACTACGCATGGGTATATTCTGATACAGATACCCCTGCTGATGGAAGTAGAGATACTTATGTTTACACAGCTTTAGATACAGAAGAAAAAGCTTCCAATGCTTTTTTAGACTCTAACGGCTCAGAACTTATTCCTACTATTTGGAAGCCTTATTCTTACGTAGAAACACACGTTATAACAAACCCTGGAAATACTTCAAACAGCGTAACTCTTGCTAACTCCGCCACTTTTGATACTACGCCTTCAAAGCATAATATTTGGACATTAAAAGAGACTTCTGGAGGTGTAAACACTGCTGCCTCTAAAAGGCTATACAAAATTTTAAGTATATCCGAGGAATCTCCTAATACTTTTGGCGTTTCCGCAGTAGAATACTTTGATGAAAAATTTCTTGCTATAGATGGCGACTACGAGCTAGGAACAATACCCTCTTCTGTTTATTTACAAAACGAGCCCGTAGATCTACCTAGGCCTATAAACCCTAGAATTGTACTTGCGTCGGACAGATCAAAGCCTGGAGAAGAGTTATTACTTGAGTGGGAAAACCCGGGGTCTGAGGCAATTGTATCTTATGAAGTAATTCATAATATTGAAACAATAGACTCCCCTATATTATCAGATGATACGCATATAACTTTAGATAATCTTCCTAATGGACATATTTTATTCAGAATAAGAGCAATTTCTAGAAATGGAAATAAGTCTTCTCCTACTACTCTTAGTTATGATGTCTACGATGTCTATGACGAAAATGTTCCTCGCATGCAACAAGGAATAGCTAAAGGAGCAGTCGCCACCGCGCAAGGAAAAATAAATAGTAGTAATCAGTTTGAGTTTCAAGCAACAAATACAAGCGTAGCTTCTGTAACGAATCCCTTTATAACTTATACAATTACAGGAGCAAAAAATGTAGCAAATATCTCTACGGAAGATATTTATTATATGTATTTAGACACTGCGGTCCCTTCTTTAAAACTATTAGAGTTTGACACTACTGCGTTAAATAACTTACAGTTTTATAGAGATGTAGGAAGTGGAAACGCGGCTATTTCTACTGCGTGGACTTCTCTGGGGACTATTTCCATTGCTGAAGGATCTAATGAAGTTACCGGAAGTGGGTTTAATAATAGTGTTGAGCTGAGAGACGTTCTCAATTTGTCAAGTTCTGCTTCCCCCTCTAATGGAGACGGGGCTAGAGTAGTATCTGTTATATCTGATACACGGTTACTTATTGATCGTACCTTTGATACTGCAAAATCTAATATTACAGGGTATCGAGCCGCTTTTCGACCCGACTACGCAAATGATTGTATTTTTGCTGAAATTACAAAGAGCGGAAGTACAATTTCAACAAATAACTTTATTACTCTTCGCACTCTATCAGACGATACCGAAGGCACTATTGAAACACAAGACGACGGTACAATTGCAGTAAGAGACGGCGGTATTAGTGTAGATAAAATTGCAGCAAACTCAATCACAGCAGACAAAATTTCTGCAAACTCAATTAACGCAGATAAAATTGCGGCAAACTCTATTACAACAGAAACACTTGCAGCGAATAGTATTACTGCAAACAACATAGCGGCAAATAGTATTACAACAGAAGAACTTGCAGCTAACTCAGTAAATGCCAATACTATTGCTGCAAACAGTATCAACTCAGACATGATTACTGCCAACTCTGTAGTTTCTTCATTAATTACAGCGTCTACTATTCAGTCTTCCCATATTAAAGCAAATAGTATTGTATCAACAATTATTGATGCAACAACTATTAATGCTTCGGATATTACTACAAGCACACTATCTGCTCTTACAGCAAATATGGGCGACATTACAGCAGGTACGTTAAAAGGCGGTACTATTCCAGACGCTAATGCTTCTCCTTCAGGAACTGAAAGCGGTGCCTTCATGGACCTTACTGGCGGTAAAATGGTGTTCGGTAATGCGAGTAAGCACGTTTTATTCGACGGATCAGACCTTATATTATCAGGTGTAACTATTGATGCAAACTCAATTGTTAACGCAACTGCAGCGGCGGATATTGAAGTAAAAGAAGACGGTACTAGCGAAGGTACAGGAATTGCTTCTTTTAACTTTACTACAGGCTTAAATCTTTCTGTAAATGGAACAGAAGCAACAATATCAGCAGATAGTAGTGCTCTTGACCACGATAGCTTAATAGGTTTTGTAGCTAATGAACACATTGATCACAGCGGAGTAACTCTTACTGCAGGCAACGGTCTTACTGGAGGCGGGGACATTACTGCTTCAAGATCTTTTGCAGTAGGTGCAGGAACTGGTATTAGTGTAGCAGCGAATAGTATTAGTACAAATGATAGTGCTATTGTTCACGACAACCTTTCTGGTTTTGTAGCTAATGAGCACATTGACCATAGTACTATATCTCTGACAGCAGGGGACGGCCTTACTGGGGGCGGAGATATAACTGGAGACAGAAGTTTTGCGGTAGACGCTACAGTTGTGCGTACTTCAGCTGCTCAAACTATTGCTGGAGTAAAAACTTTCTCTAACGGAATAGTAGCTTCCGGAGGAATTTCAGGGCTTACACTTACGAGCGGCATTTCTGGAAGTAATTATAATATTACTGGAGTTAATGAGTTACAAATAAATGATCCTGGAGAGGGGATTAAATTTACTGCAGGCAGTAGCGGCAACATGGTTCTTGCAATTGTAGATGATGCAAGTGATAATATACTTCGCTACAGCGGCACTAATGCAGTATTTGATGTTCAAGGTAATATAACTTTGAGCGGTACAGTAGACGGCCGTGATCTTGCAGCAGATGGGGGCAGGCTTGATGGTATGGCTGACAATGCAAATAACTACTCATTACCTACTGCTACTGCTTCTGCTCTTGGGGGTGTTAAGATTGGCTCTGGAATTAATATTAATTCGGGAGTTATCTCTGCGGTTACTCAATCTGACGAAAACTTTACTACAAACTTAAAGGATAAGCTAGTAGCTGTAGATGACAATGCAAATAATTATACACTACCTACTGCGTCGTCTTCTGTTCTCGGAGGAGTCAAGATAGGCGCAGGTATCAACATAGACGTTAACGGAGCAATTACAGCAAGCACTCAGTCACAAGAAAACTTTACTACAAACTTAAAAGATAAGCTAGTAGCTATAGATGACAATGCAAATAATTATAGTCTTCCAGCAGCAACCTCTACTGTACTAGGAGGAGTAAAAGATGGTGCTCGAGTTACGATTGACGTAAATGGAGTACTTTCTGCAGATGTACAAACTGCAAACGACTTTACTAATGCATTAAAGGATAAATTAGTCGATATAGAGGAAGATGCAAATAATTACTCACTTCCTACCGCAAGTACTACAGTACTTGGCGGAGTAAAAATAGGTTCAGGAATTAGCATCTCTTCAGGCGCTATTTCTGCAGACACTCAATCAGATGAAAACTTTACTTCTGATTTAAAATCTAGGTTAGAGGGTATAGAATTAAATGCTACTGCTGACCAATCAGCTTCTGAAATTCGTACTCTGTTAGGCACGGCCACAAGCAGTACTAGCGGCCTTGTAAAAATTGGATATACTGAAAACAATAAAAACTATCCTGTAGAGCTTTCAAGCGGGCAGATGTTTGTAAATGTTCCTTGGACCGATAATAATACTACGTATACCGCAGGATCTGGGCTTTCTTTATCGGGGTCTAATCAGTTCTCTGTGGATAGCACTGTAGTTCGTACAAGCGGTGCTCAGACAATTGCAGGAAATAAAACGTTCTCAAATAATGTTACTGTTACTGGTAACTTTACCGTAAATGGCACTACTACTACAATTAATACAGCTACTTTAACAGTTGAAGATAACATAATTGTTGTAAATAGTGGTCAAACAGGAACTCCGGCTACAACCGTAACGGCCGGTTTAGAGGTAGAAAGAGGAGACTCTGACAATGTAAGATTAGTATATGCAGAAACAGGTCTTGGGCCAAGTAGCAATCTAGCGGGTTGGAACTTTGGGAACACAAATGTAACTGCAGACACTTTTTATGGTGACTTTATAGGAGATATTGTAGGCTCTCCTTCTAGTTTTGGAACTCTAACAACTGATGACCTAACAGAAGGCGATAATAATCTTTATTACTTAGACTCTCGTGTTCGAGCAGCAATTTCAGGAGCTTCTGGTGGAGGTATTAGCTTTAGTTCAAGTAATGGTGAAATAGCTGTAGATAGTACTGTGGTTCGTACAAGTGGTACTCAGACAATTGGAGGAGCAAAGACCCTTACTTCAAATCTAACAGTAGGCACAACTACTGATAGCACTTATATTTTATTCCCAGATAAAAATGTACTAGACAATCCAACAGCAGTAGGAGATAAACGAAAACT